ACCATATTTGCTTGGTCGAATGTCAAATGCTCTCGTAAAAGATTGTTCATCTATTAGTCCCTAATATTATTTGCCGACTGTTGATTTTTTATTGTCAGCAGCTTCGCCTGCGCCTTTTTTCTCAGCGCCGTGGCCTTTTGGTTGTGCTTTCATAGACTTAGATGCTTTACCACCTGGAACATTTACGTTACCAGCTGTTTCATCTTTTGCAGAATCTGCTGTACGTCCACCTTCTTCACTACCTTGTACTAAGTTACCGGCTTCTCCGCCCATATCGTTAGCACCTGCTACAGTTGACTTCGAGTTTGCACCGTTGTCGCCCATAGTTGCAGTTACTTTTTCAACATACTCACGCATTTCTTCGTTAGCAGTTTTAGGTGTTCTTGATTCGTCAACTTCTTCGTCAGTTGCTTCTTCAACAGCTTCGTCTGTGTCTTCTTCAGCTTCGCCAAAGTTAAATGACTCTTCTTCTGAATCGTCATCTTCATCACCAGCATCCATATCGTCTCCAGCTTCGTCATCTCCGCCTTCGTCGCCAGCCATCATTTTTTCAAATTCAGCTTTTAGATCATCTAGTGCATCTTCTAGGTCTTCAACACGATCTTCAACATCGCCTTCTTCACCTTCTTCACCTTCTTCTTCGTCACCTTCTTCGTCGCCGTCCATCGCATCTTCGATGTCACCCATCATATCGTCTGCTGGATCGCCGCCCATTTCTGGTTCAGCTTCGACTTCAAATTCATCAAGGTCAAAATTCTCGTCAACTTCTTCGTCATTGCTTGACTCGTCAACTTCTTCGTCAGTAGCTTCGTCAACTTCTTCGTCAGTAGCTTCATCTACTTCTTCGTCAGTTGCTTCATCGACTTCTTCGTCGGCTACTTCTTCTAAATCGTTTTCTAATAATGATTCGTAGATATCTCTTGATTTTTCTACGACAATCTCGTGAAATAGCTCTTCAGCGCCGCTCTTATCTTCGTTGATAAGACGCTCAAGCATTTCTTCAAATTTATTTTGATCTGCCATTGTATTTCTCCTATAAAAAGTTTACCTATGGTAAGGCTGTCATTTGTATTTACTATTTATACGAAAAACTACGTAGATATAGGCCAAAAACGGCTATTTTGTAAAAATATTAGGCGAGATTGAACATTTGTTGGAAATCTTCAATAAAAATATTCTCTAAGTTGTTAAATTTATTTAGTTCTTCCGGACAATAATTATCTGGTGCTATTACTCTTTTGTATTCAATATCAGTATTTTGTTTAATTATACTAGTGGTTTGTCGCATCCAATTTCCAAAAAATGTTGCTCCGTCAGTAGATTTTTTATAATTTGCAGTGTCAGCATATATGTTATTAAACATACGTCCTTCTTTAGATCCTCTAAAATCAAATCCTAATATGTATATTTTTTTGTATTGATGTTGTGTTGCTAACCATAATGCCGTTGGTCCACTTGACCAACCTTTGCTAGGACTAAAGAAATTTAAATTTTTTATTCGCTCATATGATTTATTAGGATTGGTCCATACTTGATTTTTATGTTGAAATCCAGCTTTATTGATTTCTAAAATCATTTTTACATCAACTGCTACTAAGAAGTCTGGTTGGAAAGTTCTGTATACTGCATTACAAGCATATACTTTTCCTATAGATTTTAATTGTTCTAGGTCAATAGGGAGTCTGCTAACGCCATTACCGATTACAAAAGCAATATCGTTAGATGATAAATTTTCAATGTTGTTTGTTTTAGATAAATTTTTAAGACGTTTTTTATTACGCCTTTCTTGTCTTATCTTATGCCATTCTTCTTTTGAATATAAAGACTTATCTATTTTTGCCATTAAACACCCGCGTCAGCATTAGCTGCTACTCCATACATTTGACGAACAAAATCTAATTCTTTTTGTTGTTCTGTTGTATGTAGTTCAGATGCTTTGCGAGCTTTGTTAATTTGGCGAAGTGTTAATCTTGTTTTACGTGTATCAGTTTTTTCTACAGGAGACTCGTCATCACGTTCTTCATAACGATCGTCCTCTACAGGTTCGAGCGTTTCTTTATCATAATAAAATAATTCACGTAGTATCATAGTAGTATTTATATCGTTTGATCAGTTGTTGGAGTTTCAGCTGCGGCTGCTCCTCCAGCATCAGGCATAGCACCTGCCATCTCATCTCCGGCCATCTCCGGATCAGGGGTTGTATCAGCTTCGTCTTCAATTGAACCTAAGTCTGAACTAATTCCAGCTGAACTAATTCCTGCACCACGCATTTCGCCTGCTGCATCAGTTTCTGGCTGTGTTAGATTTTCGTCGTTCTCTTCTCTCCACATACGTTCATTTTCTGCAATTTCTTCTTCCGTCATTCCTAAGAAACGTTTCATTGCAAATCTATTTGAAACGTAAGGTATTGCACTCATCTGTGTAAATGTAGGAATACGTGCATTATCAATTTCACTTTGTCTGTAACTTGCAAAGTTTTGTGGTGGTTGAAATCTAAGATCAAACATTGCAGTATCAATGTTTATTCCTTTTTCTAACATATATCGTTTAAATTCTTGATTAAATTCTTCTGCTACTAAATTTTGTAAGCGTTCACAGTATGTATTGAATCTTAGTTCTTGTATATAGGCTGTTCCAACTCGCCCGTCACTGTACTGAGAATTTCCATCATCAGGCCCGGTCGGTAAGTATGAACTAGGGATTCGTAAGCCACGTACGAGCTTATTAGTAAAATATCTAAGGTCATCAATCTCTCCTAAGTTAGTTCCGCCTGGTAGTGTTTCAACTTTAGATCCACGTCCTTCAGCAGTTTGTGGGAAAAAGTAATCTTCATTAATTGACAGGGGATTGTATGATGAGTCTATGACATTTGTTCCGCCACCTGTCTGCGATGGGATACGTCTTTGATGTATTTCCGTCTTAACACGCTCAACAAATTGCATAGCAAGGTGTGATGGCATATTACCCACATCAACGTAGAATACTCTTCTTTCTGGAGCTCTTTGTACACGATATATAATAATCGCATCTTCAAGCAATTCTTTTTGTTTGAATACTTTGAATACTGTTTCTAATAAACTATTACCAAACGGATAGTTTAAATCTAATCCTTCTGATAAACTTAAATGTAAAACGTGTTCCGAGTCAACTGAAATTTCATTGTCGCCTGTTTGGAATCGACCGCCGGCTGCTGAACTAGTTGTATTGCCGACCATACCTCGAACGCCACCTGTTAAATAGCCATCGCCGCCACCGGTTATATTTCCGTTAGTTTGATGTGGCGTTGTTGCTACCATTTCAGCAAAGTTTAAATTAAAGTCTTTAATTACATATTGTTCAGGCGTTTTACCTTGGCTTTCGTTAACAATAATCTTTGTAACTTTTGCAGGATCAACGTGAAATAATTTTTTAGTTTCAGGATCTCTAATAAAGAACTGATCACCAAATTTAAATATGTTTCGCATAATTCGAAATATGCGTGTTTCAAAGTTTTGTAATTTACACCACTGCTTTAAGTATTGCTGTATAATTGTAATTTCTGAATTAGTTGCTTTAGTTTTAAAGTCAAGTATGAATGGTGTTTTATTTTGTTGATTAGTTTGCGAGGTAAATTCTGCTAATATATCAAGTGCAGCATTTACTTCACTATCCATATCCATTGTATTATATTGACCATAACGTTCAACACGATTTGGACTTCCGATATATACATCAGGTAAGTATGATGAATAATTAGTACGAGCAGGACCTGCGTTACTTCCAGTGCCAGCCCGGCTAAAGGGACTATAACTTCCGTCCGGGTTATTTCCAGTTTTTACTGGTGTAAAATGTTTTTTCCAACTCATTTAATTATCCTAATTGTAGGTTTCCACTAATTGCTTTAACAGTGTTTTTAGTATTTGTGTTACTTTCGCCCTGTAATGCGATTAGTTGTGTAACTAAGCTATTTAACCGATCTAGCTGCTCTGCGCTGCCTGTGCTGGATCCGCCACCTAATGTGCCGTCTGCAAGCATTGATCCTGCAGAAACTCCTGTTCCGCCGCCTAACAATCCTTTATTATCTTCTGCAAGCACTTTATTCAGTTTTTCTAATGTAGTAACTAAGGCTTTCATACTAGTATTATACGCTTCTACATTAGATTTGTCAAGTCCTGATTGCATTCTTTCTAATTCATCATTAAAAGTAGCCATAGAACTTATGTCTGCAAGCTCTGTTTTTAGTAATTTGGCTTGATCTAATTGATATCCGTAATCTAATGTTCCTAATGCAGCAACATTTCCTGGAGTTGATACATCAGGCATAGCCTCTGGTTGTGTTACTGCTGCTGTTGCCGCAGTTCCTGGTTCGCTTCCTCCGCCGCCAAATAACGATTTTCCTTCTCCACCTAGCCACTTTGGCAAGTA